CAGGTGTAAAACTTTCATAATTCTGTAACTGTTGTAAGTATGCACGTAGTTGGTTTACAGTAGCTCTCTTAGTAGGAAACTCTTTAATCTTAAGATTCCCTCTATCGGGAACTTGTTGAGTAACTTGGCTAAGTCTATCCTTCAAATCCTCACATCTATCTTTTAATTGGTTTTGACGAATTCTAGAAAAGATACTATCCAACCTTTGAGCGACTCTATCTTCGGACATTTCCAAAGAGATGTAAAGAACGTTAGAACCATCTAAACAAGACCGTACAGCTTGATTTGCAAGATACAGAGATTTGCCTACTCCAGGAGGGGCG